AGAATAACTGGACCAGCCTATATGAAAGCAGGAATGGGTGATGGAGGAGGTTGTCATCCAAGAGATAATATAGCGTTAAGGTATATGGCTCAAAAATTAGACTTAGGTTATGACTTATTTGATGCTATAATGAAAGCAAGAGAAGAACAAGCTAAAAATTTATCTACAAGATTAGTAATAGAAAGTCAAAAATCTGATTTACCTATCGTTATATTAGGTCAATCATATAAACCAAATGTTGATTATTTAGATGGTTCATCATCTATATTAACTGGAAGATATTGTGAAAGATTTGGTAGTAAGTTTGAGGTAACTTACGATCCTAAAACCCCTATTAAAGCAGTTTACCTACTAGGGCATATGGGCAAACATCATGATTATGAATTTCCAGAAGGATCAGTAGTGGTAGATCCATGGAGATCTTTTAAAACAGATAAAAATATAAAAGTAGTACATTATGGCAACACAAGGAACTAAATTAACTGAAGAAGAAGTAAAACAAATAAAAGTAGTTCAAGACAATAGACAAAAAGTAATAAACGAGTTAGGTCAAATAAAATTAGCTGAACTTAATTTAGAAAAACGTTTAGAAAGTGCTGAAACTACTTTAGACCAACTTCAACAGCAAGAAAACGAACTAGCAAAATATATGGAAACTAAGTATGGAAACGGTGTAATTGATATAGATACTGGAGAATTCACACCGTCTTAATTTTACACTGATTTTTGTATATTTATTTATGTAGGTAAATATTGTACCTATAAATTGGTTTCGATTCTCTTTGAATATTTATTATAGAAAAATAATTTAACCTAATAAACATGGCAGAAACTTTAATCTCCCCAGGCGTTTTAGCAAGAGAGAATGATATCTCATTTATTGCACCTGCACCATTAGAAGCTGGAGCTGCACTCCTCGGACCTACCGTAAAAGGACCAGTTGAAGAACCTACAGTGGTTACTTCCTTTGGACAATATCAAAGAGTGTTTGGTACTACATTTGCTTCTGGTTCAAATAAATACGAATATTTGACATCTCTAGCAGCTAAATCATACTTTGAACAAGGAGGAAATTCAGTATTAGTAACCAGAGTAGTTTCTGGTTCATTCACAGCAGCATCAAATACAACAATTGCCGCTGCAAACAAAACAGAGCAACCGTTTACATTACAGACGATTAGCAAAGGTGCATTGCTAAACAACGCTACAGGTTCTTCATCAGGATCAGCAGTTCACAATAGTGATGGAAGTATCACTTTAGGTGAAGCAGATAACCTAAGATGGGAGATTGCTAACTTAAATAACGAACAAGGAACATTCTCTTTATTAATAAGAAGAGGTGACGATAACACAAAGAATAAAATTATTCTAGAAACGTTCAATGATTTATCATTAGATCCTAATTCGGAAAATTATATAGAAAGAGTTGTTGGTAACCAAAGAAAGACTAAAACCACTGATGGAGATGTAACATACATCAAACCAGTTGGTGAGTATGTAAATAGATCTAGATTTGTAAGAATAGCAGCAGTTAACTTACCAACGTTAAACTACACAGGTAACGATGGACTTACTGTAGGTACAGATGGACAAAGCGTAAGCTTTTCAGGTTCATTACCAGTAGAAGGCTCAGGTTCATTCCATGGAGCAACTGGAAACCTATTTAGCGGAGGATTCGACAAATATTTTGATGAGATAATTAATGCAAATACACAAGGTGTTCAAGCTTCAAGTTATACAGATGCTATATCAATACTTGAAAATAAAGACGAATACGTATTTAATATTATATCAGCTCCAGGACTTATATATGACTTTGGAGATCATAAAACGCAAATAGACTCAATTGTTTCTCTTGCTCAAACAAGAGGAGATTGTATTGCAGTAGTTGATCTTGAGCAATATGGAGCTACAGTATCTAACGTAACAGCAGCAGCTAGCACTCTTAATAGTTCATATGCAGCTACTTATTGGCCTTGGTTACAAACTCAATCAGCTACAGGCAAAAACGTTTGGATACCTGCATCGACAGTAATACCAGGAGTTTATGCATTTACTGATGGAGCAGCAGCACCATGGTTTGCACCTGCAGGTTTAACTAGAGGTGGAATTCCTAACGTTATTCAAGCAGAAAGAAAGCTTACAAGAGCGCAAAGAGATACATTATATAACAAGAACGTTAATCCAATTGCAACATTCCCAGGAGCTGGTATTTCAGTATTTGGTCAGAAGACTTTACAGAAAAAGAAATCAGCACTTGATAGAGTAAATGTAAGAAGATTATTAATAAACCTTAAGAAGTTTGTTAACGATGTATCAAGAACATTAGTATTTGAGCAAAATACCAATATAACTAGAGAGATATTCTTATCACAGGTGAATCCATTCTTGGAGTCAGTTGTACAAAGACAAGGATTATTTGCTTTCAGAGTAGTAATGGATGACTCAAATAACACACCAGATGTGATCGATAGAAACCAATTGATAGGACAGATATTTATTCAACCTGCTAAAACAGTAGAATTTATAGTATTAGACTTTACAATTGAGCCAACAGGAGCAACATTTGGAGCATAATTTAATTAACGTATATTTATAATAAAGAAACAAAATGGCAGTACTAACATCAACAGATATAAACGCAAGGATATTTGAACCTAAAGTTCAGAACAGGTTTCTAATGTCAATGGGAGATACAGGTATACCAGGCTTTATGATCAAAAACGTTACTGCTCCTAACTTTGAGGATGAAGTAGTTAAACTTGATCACATTAACACCTATACTAAAATAAGAGGTAAGAGAGAATGGGGTAACATGGATATGACTTTATATGATCCAATCACACCTTCTGGAGCTCAATCAGTAATGGACTGGGCAAGATTATCTTATGAATCAGTAACAGGTAGAGCTGGATATAGAGACTTCTACAAAAAGGAAATAAAATTACAAATATTAGGACCAGTAGGAGATGTAGTAAGTGAATGGGTCTTAAAAGGATCATTCGTTACTAGCATGTCACAAGGGTCATTTGATTGGGCAACTTCTGACGTGGCAGAGTTGACAATGACAGTAGCAATGGATTATTGCGTACTAAACTTCTAATTTTTACCTCCACAAACCACCTGGAATTACCGGCCTTTGAGCCGGTTTTCCTTTGTTTATATTCTAAGTTTAAGTAAAGTTTAAGAGAAGTTTAAGAAAAGTTCTTATATTTATTATTATAAAACCTATATTTTATGAGAATAATAAGCAATCTAAGGCTATCCTTGGCAGCTTTTTTACTCATTTTAGGTATAATAGCATCATATGCTAAGGATAGTGAGGAAAACAAGTATGAATTACAAAAAAAATTAATCTATTTAGAAATTCGTACAGTACTAGATAATGGAGAGATTACTCTAGAAGAAGCCCAAACAATGTGGCGTAAAAAAATTAAACAATTAAAGAAAGAAGAGGGTAAATAACCCTCTTTTTTTGTTTGTTTAAAAAAATAAAGTTCATATATTTATATATAATACTAGTTATAACTAATAAAATCTATGGAACAAGAAAAGAAATTTCCAACTGAAATTATCGACTTACCATCAAAAGGATTACTTTATCCTAAAGAATCTCCTTTGTCTTCAGGTAAAGTCGAAATGAAGTATATGACTGCTAAAGAGGAGGATATACTTACTAATAATAACTATATTTCTAGAGGTATAGTTATAGATAAATTAATACAAGCACTTTTAGTTGATAAATCAATAAAATATGGTGATTTGTTAGCTGGTGATAAAAACGTACTTTTAGTAGGTGCACGTATTTTAGGTTATGGTGAAATATACGAATTTACATATGGTGGTAGTAAACATACCGTAGATCTTTCTAAATTGGATAATAAACCAATAGATGAGGAACTATATAAAGGAAGTAATAATGAGTTTACATTTACACTTCCTACTACTAACAGAAATCTTACATTTAAACTTTTAACTCATTCAGATGAATTAGAAATAGACGCTGAAATTAAAGGGTTACAAAAGATCAATAAAGATACTAACCCTGAAATGTCTACCAGACTTAAACACATTATCACATCTGTTGATGGTAAGACTGATAACAAATATATTAGAGATTTTGTTGATAACGAATTTTTAGCAAAAGATGCTAGAGCTTTTAGGACTTATTACGGAGTTATCCAACCGGATTTGGATTTAACTTTTTATCCTGAAGGCGGTCCGGAGGAGGGAGTTGATATCCCTATCGGGATAAACTTTCTTTGGCCTGACGCTACATTATAGAAAAGAGTTATTCAGACAAATTCATGAAATAGTTTTTCATGGTAAAGGTGGATTTGATTATCATACCGTATATAACATGCCAATTTGGTTAAGAAACTATACTTATGATTTAATAGTAGACTTTTACAAAGAAGAACAAAAAGCAATCAATAAAGGAAAGAAAAAATTAGATGACTTACCAACTGGTCCTGCAATAAAAAAACCAGACTATACTACTAAGGCCCATAAATAGGGCCTTTCCTATTTATAATAAAGCTTCTCTATGAACGAAGAGTATAAACGTTTACTGGAACAACTACAGCGACTAAAAAAAGAATACCAATCTCTTTTTAGAGGTCAAAAACCTATGTTTGAACAGGATGGTAAGAATGCTGAACAAGTTAAGTTTCAAATCAAACAAATAGAGACTGTAATAAGATCTTCTAAAAGAGAAGCAGCAGGGTTAGCTGATGTATTTACTGATATAGGAGAACAGTTAAAAGCTAATTTATCCGAAATTGATAAAGCTAACACGTCTTTAGGTAGAGGTAAAAGAGCATATAGAGATATAGTAGGTACTGTTAGACAATTAGCTGATGAAGAAGCAGGTATTGACAGACTATCGTTTGCTCAACTTAAAAAGTTAAAATCTAGAAATGCATCAGCTTTAAAAGAAACCATAGAAGCTGGAAGAAGGTTGAATATTGAAAGGAGTATTACTTCTGAAGCTGATATTAGAAGAGCAGGTTTATCTGAATCAGAAGCTGCATTATCAAGAGCTGCATTATCAGGGTTTGAAAATGAAAAAAGAGCTGGAAGATTCGTTGAAGCTAGATTACGATTAGAACGTAAGGTTTTAGATACAACTAAACTTACCGGTGGAGCTCTACAAGGTATAGGTAACTTAGCTGCTTCTTTAGGTCTTCAAGGTTTTGCTGAATCTTTAGAAGAAATCAAAGGAGGTTTAGATGATGAATTACGTTCGAAAATACGAGAAACTGCTATAGATCAGTTTGACGCTGGTTTAAAAGAAGGTGATAAATACAGGAATAAAATCCAAGAAATAAGTGATATTACACGAAGAATTAATAGTGTACAAAAAAGAATAGCAGCTAACGGAGGAGTAGCTACTAAAGTACAGCAAGACTTTTTAGACAAGCAAAATAAAAAACTTGAAAATGCTGAAGAGTTTGTAGAAAATTCAGAAGAAGCTATACAAAACCTTTATGAACAATCTGCTGCAACAGCTACTTTAGGGTCTAAGTTTAAAGCATTAATAAAAGCAGGTAAAGAATTTAGTAAACAACTTTCTGATCCGCTAGTACTTATAGGTGCTATGGCAAAAGGTTTTACTGCACTTGATCAAAAATCAGTTGAGTTTCAAAGGTTAACAGGACAGAATGCTAAGGCTCTTGCCTCGATGAATACTCAAATGGTATTAGGTACTGAGGTGTTAGAAATGATGACTAACTTCTCAAAAGACTTTTCAGTAAATATGTCAAGTATCTTCACTCCTGAAACTTTAGGAGAACTTGGGGAAACTACTAAACTTCTTGGACTTAGCTCTGAACAAAGTAACAGGTTAGCTTCTAATATTGCTCTTTCTGGAATGAGTGTTAACGCTTTTGAGGAATCAGCTTTTGAAGCTGCTAAAGCAGTTGGACAATCAGCAGAAGGTGGAGTAAATTTAGGACAAGCATTATCTGATATTAACAGTACATCAGCAGCAGTAGCTTTATCACTTGGTAACAATCCAGTATCTTTAGCCAGGGCTACTGCAGAGGCTCAAAGATTAGGTATGAGTCTTGATCGAATGGATGATATAGCAGGTAGTTTGTTGGATTTTGAAAGTTCTATTCAAGCTGAATTAGAAGCACAGTTACTTACTGGTAAAAATATTAATTTAGCTAAAGCTAGAGAATTTGCATTAAATAATGATTTAGAAAACTTATCAAAAGAAATACTTAATAATAATGCTTTAAGTAGCGATTTTGGTAGAGCAAATAGAGTTACTCAAGAAGCTATGGCAAAAGCTATGGGTATGTCTAGAGAAGAACTTGCTAAAATGATAGTCATAGAAAAATTAAGATCTAAAATATCAATGGAAGAAGTTGCAAGACAACAAGGTCTTAGTTTAGAACAAGTAAAACAAATCAGTACTCAAGAAAAATTTAACACCACAATAGGAAAACTCCAGCAATCTTTAGCACCTGTTCTTGATGCGTTTATTCCAGTTATAGACGCGATTGCTGCCGCTATAGGACCTATTTCTAAAGGTATTGCAAAAATTACTCAATTAGGGACCAATATAAGAAATCTTTTTGAAAGAGATGTAAAAGGTTCAATAGAAGATAGTATGGGTTCAATAGGCCATGCTATGGATAAATCTGGTATTGGACAGTTTTTAAAAATGATTACTGGCGGTGCTATAACTATAGGGTTTACTGCTGGCTTAGGTGCATTGGTTGCTAATTACTTAACTAGAGGTACTGTTGTTAATCCTACCATAACAAAAGATGTTTCAAAAGGTGGGGGTATGTTTGATGCATTTTTCGGTCCAGGTAGTAAAGGTAAAAAAGGAAAAGCAAAAAGAATGAAACTTGCTGGAAGAGCAGGAAGAATTGGAGGTTTAGGAGCATTATTGTTTGCTGGAGCTGATATGGCTTCAAACTTAATGGAAGCAGCTAAGGATGAAGATGGCTTAACTGCAAAAGATACAGGAAATTCTCTATTAAAAACATTAAATCAAAATAAATTTACTGCTATTGGAGGGCTTGTAGGAGGTATTGCAGGAAGTGTTATACCGGGTGCAGGTACTGTAGCAGGAGCTGGATTAGGTGCTTCAATTGGTGGTTTTCTTGATTCTATGTTTCCTCCTGAAGAAGAACTTGCAAAAGGTGGAATAGTAACTAAACCTATCAAAGCATTGGTCGGTGAAGCTGGACCTGAGGCAGTAGTACCATTAAGTAAACTACCTCAAATGACAGGTGGAGGATTATCATTAGAAGGATTAAACGTTAAGTTTGATGAAATGATTAGTAAGTTAGATGAATTAACTAACATCAAAGGAGACGTTTATATAGACGGTAACAAAACAGGTCAAGCTATATTCTCAGCAGCAACTAACTTATCTTAACACTATTTATAATAAAATATTTTAATCATGGCAAACACTTATAAACCAGATTCTAAAGTAGCAATGGAAACAAGAAAGTTTCAATCTGAGTTTGGATATTCAAGAGATATTAGTAATGATGATATACCAGCAGCTAATAACTATAACGAATCCACACTACATAACGTAACTTCTTTAAATGCTAATCCTGATATTCAGTCTACTGCAGATCAAAGATCATTTAATGTACCTGGTGTGAATAGAGCGTTAAAACCTAACTCAGTTAAAATTAGCCCTACTATAGACCAAGGTACAGGTATTAGTAAACTTTTCGGAGCAACTCCAAGTGCTGATCAACAATATGATCAATACTCAAAGTCATTCGAGTAAAAATGATACATATAAATGGCAGAACCAAGAGGAGACAAGCGAGGTCAGTTTGAAAGATTTCAATCGGATGGATCTATACACGTAGATTCAGAGAATCCGAATAGAAATATTCTTACAAACGAACAAAGACCTCCTTTAGTAGAAAAGCCATTTAATTTTAGGTATAATCCTATAAACAGTAGAACTACTGACTTAGAAAGATTTACTAAATTCTTAACAACTCCTGGTGGTTTAAAAATGCAAACTAATGTTGCATTACTCCAACAGTCTAATAGAGACTTAAAAGAAACTTTTGCAAGAAATTCAAAACCTGATGGTACTTTACTTGGTAATGTATTAAGAACTGCAAAAGAAGTAGTAGTTGATACTATTAAAACCAACGTAGGTTTTACTGCAACTTTGGCTAAACAAATACCAGTGAATGGTACTGGTACTCATTTCGTAAATAATCTTAATGGTCCTACATATCTTAAACAAGGAGGAGATCCAAAATCAGCATTAGGTAATTTTCTTAAAAGTACTTTCGGATTACCTGAAGTCGCATTCGGATTAAGATTAGGTGGTAAAACTAATTTAGGTAACTTTCCAGAAAGAGACGGAGCTGTTCAATCTAATTTTGTTACACAAACAGGTGACGGAAAAACTGTACCTTTAAGAAATAGCCCTTTTGATATTGTACCCAATCCTAATTCACAATTTTCATTTAATCTTCCTACCATGGAAGAAGTTGAAAAAGGATTTAGTTTAGCAAAGAAAAAAGGTGAAGAACTAGCATTTCAAAATGCTGGATTACGTGCTCCTGATACTTCTGACCCTTACTTATTAGATCAAAGTGAACCTCTTGCTAAAGCGTTAGTACAATCAAGACTAAATAGATTAAGGGGTAATCAAACAGGGTTACCTGGTAAAGATTTAGTACAAACCCAAAATATAAAAATTGGGGAAGCTAAGTACGAAGTTGTTGAGAATGATAAAGGTGAAGGTAAACTATATACAGTTGCTAAAAATGCAATACAGTCTAAACTATTTGAAGACGGTAAAGACGCAATAGGTCAACAAGCACATAAAGAAGTTGATACAATAGACGACACTCTAGAGAACCAAGAATTTTTTGCTGAAGCCTTTGGTAAACAGTTAATACCATTTTCCATATCTAATATTACTCCAGAAAAATCTTATAATTTATTTTTTCACGCTTTTTTAGATGATTATTCAGATACTTATTCTGGTAATTGGAATCCTCAACAGTATATAGGAAGAGGAGAAGAATTTTATACATATAATAATTTTACAAGAGCAATCAATTTTAGTTTTAAAGCTGCTTCGTTTAATCAGGCTTCACTATTAACTATGTACGATAAGTTAAACCTTTTGGCTGGAGCAACAGCCCCAAGTTACAGTGATGGTGGTAGTTTTATGAGAGGTACATTAAGTAGAATAACTATAGGAGATCTTTTATATAGACAAACTGGTTTTATATCTAGTTTGGGCTTATCTTGGAACAATAGTTACCAATGGGAAATAAATGATTTAGGTATTAAGGATTTGGAAGGATTACCTCACGTACTAGATGTATCAGTTCAGTTTACTCCAATTCATACATTTAATGTAAAATCAGATCTTAATTTAAAAGACGAAAAGTATTTTGGTAGAAGAACGTTGAAAGAACCAGAGGAGAAAAAAATTCCAAAGCAAAGAACAAAAGTTAAAAAGAAAGTTACTACAGAGGTTACTAAACTAGATTTAACTCCTGCAGCATCGTTTACTGATATTGGTAATATAGGAGGGAATTTGACTGCTATTTCTGATACAGTTCAATTTACTACAACAGGTGAAGGTTTAGATACTATAGGTACTGGAGAACAAAGAAAAAAAGGTAGAAAAGGAGGATATATAGTAGACTAATTTATGGCTAGAAGATACTTAAATACACCGATTACTTTTGATAGAAAAGGTAAAAGATTTTACACAAACCCAATCTATCCTGAAATACCTGTAAATGAAAACGATATATACGTTATTACAACAGGTACAGATAGGTATGATACTTTAGCATTACAATTTTACCAAGACAGCAGTCTTTGGTGGGTTATAGCATCAGCTAACAATTCAAAAACAGATAGTTTAGCCGTACAACAAGGAGTTCAATTAAGAATACCAACTAACCCAGGAGAAGCAGTAAGCCTTTATGAGGAGTTTAATCAAAATAGATAATGTCAAAACCAGGCGAAACTTTTTATTCTTCAATTTCCAAGGAAGCTTCAGCTCAATTGAAAGCTCGAGAAAACTTATTAGCTACTGAATTTAAAACTTCTGAACAGCTTAACTACCTAAATTCAAATACAGGATTCATAAAAGTAACTTCAGGAGTCAATTCTCTGATAGAAGAAGGAGGTAATTACGTACCAGATGAATATGTTCGAAATGTTGGCACGTTGCCTGGATTTGAACAACCTGGTGATGTAACGTATGAAGAAGCAGCTGGGGAAAAAGGAGTCTTTGTAACTAAAAAAGCTCCTGATAAAACCTCCTCTTATTTAGCTCAAAGAGTTATTTTATATAACGGTACTGCATTTAAAAAAGAATCAGGAGTAGGTTTAAGAAGTGGTTTTGATTACAATAAAGGAACTTCTTTTGTTAGTAGTGATAAAGCTTACAATAATTATAATTCATTAGGTATTAGACCTATGCCTGGAGTCACTAGTTTTGATATTCAAAGTTACAATAATTTTGGTACCTTACGTATTGCTAACGTCAAATTTGTAGTACACACTTTAGAAGATTTGGATTTGGTTGAGAAATTATTTTTAAGACCAGGGTATTCATGTGTGGTAGAATGGGGACATACACTGTATATTGATAATAAAGGTAATACAGTTAAACCTACTATGGGCACCAGTACTTTATCTAATAGTACTCTCTTTAACAAAAATACAATTAAATTTGTAGAAGGGCAAATTGAAAGTAAAAGGAAAAGTTCAAACTTTAATTATGATGCATTTTTCGGTTATGTAACAAATTTTGATTATTCTTTTCGTCCAGACGGTGGTTTTGACTGTAGTATAAAAATAGCATCTAAAGGTCAAATTTTAGATTCTCTCAAATCTGGTGGACCAGGAAACGCTTCTGATACAAAACCTAATGACCCAGAAAAAGAAAAAGAGGACAAAAGTGCTGATTACCTTAAAAGTTACTTTCATTTTTGGTTTACAGCTATCAAATCAATGTATAACCAGGCAATAAATGAAGAAACCTTTGTACTGAAAGGAAAAGCAGGTCTTGGTAAAGCAGTATCTAAATTTCAGACTGACTTTGATATAAATTGTTCTTTAGTAGATGGTCTTGATGAACTTGAAAATAACTTTCATGCAATTTACACTACTGTAACTGAAGTGCGGTCAAGGGACCTTTGGTTTGACTCAAAAACTGCCGTTGAAAAAATTTACGTACCGTTAAGATTTTTGCTTAGTATATTTAACACCTGCGGTACTTTATATTCAGGTAGAATAACTAAATCTGGTCAAAGATTTTTAGAGTTTAGCACCGGTAGGGAAGACAAAACATCAGGTACAGTAAATGAAAGTAATAAGTATAATTCATTTAATAAAATGTTTTCTACAAAAATAGGTGATGTACTTATAGCTACTGATGCTACTTACGCTGGTACAAAATATGCATTTGTTGGGGACGAAAAAAAAATATTTAATGTAAATCAAGCAATGATAGATTATTCTAAAAGTAATAAAAATAATCTTTACAACGATATACTTGATATACATTTAAGTATTGGATTAATTGAAGAAAAATTAGAACCATTTGTAAAAGATACTGGTACTGATATTAATTTAGTTGATTTTATTAAAAGTATACTTAGTCACATAAACGGTTCATTAGGTAATATAGTTGATCTAGATATATACTTTAATGAAGTTATTAATGAATATGAAATAGTAGATCGATATGGTCCAAAAAAATCTAATATTACTAAACTTAACTTAGCAGGATTGAAATCTACGGTAAAAGACTTATCTATAGCTAGTACAATTTCTAACGAAATTTCTTCACAAATAGCTATTGCAGCACAAGGTAGAAGTTCTGCTTATCCTGCTAATGTGAAGTCGATTAGAGGTTGGAATGAAGGATACAGAGATAGGTTTTTTATAGAGAAATTGACTAAAGAGGATCAAAAACGAGCAGAATCAGACCCGCTTACAGTTAGTAGTTATTTTGCAAAAAATAGTAGTTCTAAAAAAGAAATAGGTGATTATTGGAAACATCTTAATGAAAAAGGCGAAATAAACGAAAAATCTCAAAATAGAGTTGAAAATGAACTAGATCAAGTTTTAAGAATAGCTTATGATGAATATTTAATGTCTACAGGAAAACCCACTACTATACCAATACCAGTACAATTAAGTTTTACTATAAAAGGATTTTCAGGTTTTAAAATAGGTCAATCTTTTAGAATACAAAATAGTTTACTTTTACCAAAATATAGTAGATACTGTTATATAATTACTAGTTTAGAACACAAAGTAGAAGCAAATGAATGGGTAACGACTTTAGGAGCGCAATTTTTTGAAATAGATGAATAATGTATATACCAAAAATTAAACAAGTAACAGGACCTAAAATAGCTGGCTTTTTAAAAGATAAAGCAACCGGCTTAAAGTTTAATGGCTCTTTTGTAAAAGATTTTAGAGGTAAATTTTTTAAAGGAAGTGAACTTACAAAAGATTCTGAAGAATTAGAATTCGTACCAGATGGAAGTTCTATAAGTGAAGATGAATTTTTTAAAAATGTATATCGCACTCCTAGTACGACAGATTATGGTAAAGGAGTTTTTTTAAGATACTTTGCAAGAGATAGAAGAGATGGTAAAATTGTTGAATTAGATAAAGTTAATTATTTAAGAATTTTAAAAGAAAAAAAGATTTATAGAAAAACTCTTAAATTAGAATGGTTTATAACAGGTAACCCAGAAGATGAAGTTATAAACGGTTATATATACCCAGGAGTCAAGGCTAAAAATAAAGATGTGGCTGAACAAGCTGAAAAAGAATTACCTGGAGTAACATCTCAACACCTTTCTGATTACGGACAGTTTGTAACTCAAGGTAAAAAACGTATACAAGAAAATTTATACACTGCTGGTGGAGAATTTATTATTAAAAATACCAATACTGTCTATGTTGGAAACTACCATATACACCCGGACAAAGGACCTATGGTTGGTGCAAAACATGTTAACACTCCTCATCAGTATTTAGAAAAAATAAAAGACTCTCAAACACAAGAAACAACCGAAATAGAAGAAACACCTACCCCAGTTTTACCAACTTCTACTGTAAGACAAGTAACTTCTACACGACCTTCAGTTTCTACCAGTAGAGGATCAGGATTCAGTACAAGCGGTGGTGGTGGAGGTTATTAATTTTACTCTTAAGTTGGGGGTTTAAATTTTATTATCTATATTAATAAAAAGGTTATAAAGTGTTTTATATAGTAGAACAGGATCATAAACTGGATAATTTACAAAGATTAGCAAAGTTAGGGTTATATGTTGATGTTATATCTTCAAATAATTCTTACCATCCTAAACTTACTAATACTATTGCAGTATATATAAGACCGGTAAATTCTAAACATGGTTTTATTATTCCTATTGATCATGACGAAGGATTAAACGTTCCTAAAGACCGTGTCTACCAAATTCTTTTATCAGCTAACAAACTATATACATTAGATAAGAAATACCTTCTCTATCACTTTAATTTACAGAATGCAATAGATTTATCGTTACTTTATAGCATGACTAAATACGATAAATTAGAAATAATCAGAGATAATAATTCACTTAATTATTTTTACAATAGATTCAATAATTTTATTAAAATAAATCAACTTATTCCTATAAGTAAACTTTATGAATCTTGTGAAAAAGTGTATGAAAAAGTTAAAAACGTTATTGAATTTGATATTCCTGACAATTTTGACTTTTATAACAAGACAGCAACTAACGTTTTCTTTTTATTAGAACAGTCTGGACTTGGAATATATTACGATGCGTTTATTAAGATGTTTAATCCTAAAGACCCACTCTACAATATAACAGGAAACACAGTATTAACTTCATACAATTTATATAATGTTACGTCTAGACCTACTAATGCTTTTAATAGCGTTAATTTTGCTGCAATACCAAAGTCTGAAAAACATAGAAAAAGTTTCAGACCTCAAAACGACTACTTTGTTGAGTTTGATTTTGACGGTTATCACCTTCGTTTACTTTGTGACGAGATTAACTATCCGTTAACTGATGAATCAGCACATAAACAATTAGCTAAACTTTATTTCGAAAAAAATGAAATTACAGAAGACGAGTACAATCAAGCCAAGCAAATTAACTTCCATGCAATTTATGGCAAAATACCAGAAAAATGGGCGTTCTTGGAAATTTTTGAACGAATTGATAGATATATCAAAGACATGTGGAACAAATTTGAAACTGACGGAGAAATCTTGGCACCTATTAGTAAAAAATCGTTTACAAAAAAACTAAAAGATATGAATCCTCAGAAGTTAATGAACTATGTTATGCAATCGTTGGAGACTTCGAGAAATATTCTTATATTAAAAGATGTGTTAGAGTATCTTAAGGATAAAAAGACAAAACTTGCTCTTTATACTTACGATGCTTTACTGTTTGATTTTGATAAAAATGACGGTAAGCAAACGTTAGATGAATTACAAAACATATTACAATCAGAAGGTAAATACCCAGTGAAATTTAAGTATGCTAAAGATCTTTGTTTGTAAACAAAATGATATTTATAAATGATTAAAGAAGTTACAAGAGCGGCATTTGATTATGATATTGAGCCGATATACTTAAACGAAGATATGAGCAACAAACTTTTCTGTACCTTTGCTACTGAGGATACATTAGATGGAATACTTCAGCAGATACAAGAGAGGTACAAGATTATATACAACAAGATCTTTGTCCTATATTCCAAATCACAAGACGAGTACATTTGTACATATAACGTAGATTTCGGCAACGTAGGCACATTCCTTGAAAATACTATTCTCGTGCATAGAAAGAAAGAGTCAAATACTCTTTATACAATTAATGCACTTAACACACTTATAAAAGAACTTAATGGTGGGGTATTAGATACTAGTTATAGAGTTAACTGGACTGATTATCGTAATTGCATACTACTTACCAAAGGACCTGAACTTAAAAGAGTTAACACAAAACTTTTTAAGATCATTGAGTTGTAGAACTGAAATAAAGTTCTTATATTAATAATAAAGTTATAAATAAATTAGTTATATGGATTTAAATGCTATACGCGCAAAGCTGGATTCGTTAAATAATAACGGACAGCAAAGAGAAAAAACAGATTACTCTGAAATTTTTTGGAAACCGCAGTTAGGTAAACAAACTATACGTATTGTTCCTTCTGCTTTTGATCCTGCTTTTCCTTTTAAGGAATTAAAGTTTCATTACGGTATTGGTAAATACCCTATGATTGCTTTATCAAATTTTGGTAAGCAAGATCCTATCGAAGAGTTCGTAAAAGAACTTAGGAAAACTAACGATAAAGACAATTGGTCATTATCAGGTAAAATTAATCCTAAAACTAGAGTCTTTGCTCCTGTTGTTGTAAGAGGAGAGGAAGATAAAGGTGTTAGACTATGGGGATTCGGTATTACTATATATAAGGCTTTACTTGCATTAGCAGAAGATGAGGATGTAGGTGACTTTACAGACGTTATTAACGGATGGGATATGGTAGTAGAACAAGTTCAAGGTAATCCTTATCCTGAAACTTCAGTTAGAATTAAACCTAAACAAACACCATTATCAGATAATAATGACCTTGTAGATAGTTGGTTAAAAGAACAACCTAATCCTGGTGAGGTATTTACTCAGTATGATTATGATTTCATTAAAAAACAACTTCAAAATTATCTTAATCCAGGTTCGGCAGAAGAAACTGCTCCAGCAGCAGGAGCTGAAACTACAACAGCACCACCTAAGTCTGACTTTACTTTAGAGACAGCTACTTCTGGTAATCAGGATACAGTTAGTAAGTTTGATGATTTATTTAATGAGTAGTATTAGTTTCGTATACTGCTTTTCTAAAACTTTAGCGGTCAATGAAGAGCAGTACGAAGTTAATTTAGAGATACTATCAAAATCAGTTGAACATTTAAAAGACCTTTTTCAGTATAAGATTATTACTGATACACAAACTTATGGTGATCTAAAAGAATTATCTGATTGTATAGAAGTAGTAAATACAGACAACTTTGAATTTTTAGATGATTTTAAAATAAAAGTTTTACAAAATCTTTCGTCTAATGAGATATTAATTGACCCTGACGTAATGATATTTGAAAAACTTAAATTTGATACAAGTGTCGATTTAGTTTTCAACCATAAAGATTCTCCTTCTCAAGATTGGTATTTGAATGATATAGAAAAAATAAAAGGTACTAAGTTATACGATAAGATAAAGTCAGTAAAAAATATTCCTTTTGTTCCTAATATAGCATTTTTTAAAATTAACAATACTAATCTACTTCGAGAATATATTGATCTTTACAATTTTTTTAAAGAAGACCTCTTAAGTAAACTTCAAATACAGTTTCCTAGTTTTTCAATTTTGTTAGGACAGTATTTGTTAGGAATAGTTTTATATGAAGGAAAATATTCATATATTGATATAAGAGGTTCTAGTAAAAAAAACAGTTATGTACATTTAGGTGGTCCTCAAAAATATAAAAAATTAAAACTAAAAACAGTTATATAGATGGCGAAGAAAAAAGAAGTACAAGCTAAAGCAACTGCTGCAGTACAGAAATCATTTAACTTATCTAATTTTAAAAAGAAGAAAGGTTACTCAAATGCTTCTGTTAAATTTAAGCAGCAAGGATGGATACCATTATCTAAAGCTTTTCAAGATATTACTTCCCTTCCCGGTATCCCAACCGGGCATATCACTTTATTGCGTGGACATAGTGATACGGGCAAAACTACTGCCCTACTAGAAGCTGCGGTGAATGCTCAAAAGCTGGGCATTCTCCCGGTTTTCATTATTACTGAGATGAAATGGTCTTGGGAACATGCTAAAGAGATGGGATTACAATTTGATGAAGTTAAAGATGCAGAAGGTAATGTATTAGATTATGAAGGACATTTTCTATATGCAGATAGAGGTACGTTGAATACTATTGAAGATGTTGCAGTTTATATTGCTGATCTTATGGATGAACAAGCTAAAGGTAATCTACCTTATGATATGTGTTTCTTCTGGGACAGTATAGGTTCAGTACCTTGTGATCTTTCAGTACGTTCTAATAAGAATAATAATGAATGGAATGCAGGTGCTATGTCTACTCAATTTGGTAATAATCTAAATCAAAAGATACTATTATCTAGAAAAGAGAATTCACCATATACTAATACTATGGTAGCGATCAATAAAGTATGGACTCAGAAACCTGAATCTCCTATGGGTATGCCGAAACTTCAAAATAAAGG